CATAAGTACAATGAGGCAGTAAGAACGCCTAATAAGAGTGGAAGTGTTAAGAAATTAGACAATATGGCTCATAGACTGCAAGAGGCATACCAAGATAGTATGTTGTCTTTGCGCGAGTTGTATAGTGCTATTCTCGAAGAAACAGGTAACGACCTACACGATTTTGAGGACGCATACAAAGCGGAGAACCGTATGAGTTCCGAGAATAAGGCGCAAGCAGAAATCTATATGCGTGATTACTACAAGCCGTTGCAGGATGCGGTACGAGGTCTTATTGAGGAGGGCGCAGAATATAACGACATTGTTCGCTATATGATTGCTAAACACGGTTTGGAGCGTAACGAGGTATTCTCAAAGCGTGATGCAGAAAAAGATGGTGGCACTTGGGACGGAGAGGTAAAGCGCGACTATTCGGGCTTAACCGAACTAACACAAGACCCCGATAACTTTACCGACCTTGCACAAGAAATGGTCGATGAGTTTGAGAAAGTACACGACACCTATGTATTTTGGGATAGAGTGAACGCTGCCACAAAGGAAACATTGCGTAAGAGTTACGAAAGTGGACTTATGCAGAAAGACACATACGAGAAGGTGCGCGATATGTTTGAGTATTACATTCCTCTTCGTGGTTGGGATGCAAATGTTGCCGCAAACGAGTATGAGTATCTAACAAGCAATAGGTTAATGCTATCGCCTACGCTCAAAACAGCGCAAGGTCGTAGCAGTATTGCCGATGACCCATTGGCGACTATCGGATATATGGCAGAGAGTGCCATCGCACAAGGTAACAGAAATCTAATGAAACAGAAATTCTTGAACTTTGTATTGAACAATCCGACAAGTCTTGCCACCGTAAGTGAGCAATGGTATGTAAAGAACGCTATGGGCGTATGGGAGCCTAACAACCCTATTATTCCCGAAGATGCGACAGCTGATGAAGTAGCGGCTATCGTTGAGCAACACGAGAAAGATATGGAGGCTTTGGGTAACAATGCGACAAAAGAGCGCACAGGTCTTAAACTGGGATTGCACGCTACAAAATGGGAGGGGCAAGAGCATACGGTTCGAGTTAGCCGAAACGGTAAGGAGTATTTGATTTTTATAAACGGTAACCCTATCGCAGCGCAAGCGATAAACGGACTGACAAATCCTAACTCTGACCCAAGCAACTTATACAAAGCGGCTATGGCTGTCAAGAATTTTATGGCTCGTATGTTTACATCACAAAACCCTGCGTTCATCTTTACGAACCTTTCGCGCGATGTGATATGGGCTGGCAGCGCAGTTGCCATCAAGGAGGATAAGAAATATACTGCACAATACACCAAGAACATTTCAGATGCATTGCTCAAAGGTATGCTACCTCGTTTGATACATAAGTTCCAAAAAGGCACACTGGACACCAATGTAGAGATTGAGCGTTACTTCGAGGAGTTTATACGCAATGGCGGAGAAACTGGTTTTACTCAAATAAACACCGTTGAGGACTATAAACGCAATATGAAACGCTTTATCGAGGAAGCGCAAGGTGGCAAGGTTACAATTGCCAAGAAAGCGTGGAGAGGTTTGTGGGATAGCGTAGAGTTCTTGAACCGCAGTGCGGAGGATACCACGCGCTTTATGGTGTATATGACATCAAGACAAATGGGGCGCAGTGTATCGCAGAGCGTATGGGATGCAAAAGAGGTAACGGTAAACTTTAATAAGAAGGGGCGCGGTACTCTCGGTGCAAGCGTTATGAATTTTGCCTACATCTTCTTTAATGCTACCATACAAGGCTTAACGAACTTTGGACGACTGATGTACAAGCACCCAGTAAAAACGACATTAGCACTATCTTCGTTCACAACAGCAGGCTTTATCGCACCTATGCTGGCGGTAGCAATGCAGGCAATGTTGGGAGATGATGACGATGAGCGTAATGGCTACTGGGATTTACCTGAATGGGTAAGGCGCAACAACATCGTACTATATTTGCCGTGGTCGGATAATGGATTTATCACTATTCCATTGCCTCACGAGGTTAGACCATTCTATGGTATGGGAGAGTTGGCGTATTCGTGCCTAATGGGCAAAGAAACCGTAGAAAATGCCTTATCAAAGGCTGTTCAGGGTTTTGCGAGTCTGCTACCATTGGACTATACTGGTAACGCTGGTAATATGGCGGTGAACTTTACGCCTACTATTGCTCAACCTTTTGCTCAACTTGTTGTTAATAAAGACTATTTTGGCAAACCTATTTACCGAAAGAACGATTACAACAAACTTGACCCTGAATGGACAAAGGCATATAAGGGTACAAATGGGTTCCTTGTGTCGGGTGCAAAATGGCTCAATGAAACAACTGGTGGCGACAATGTAAAGAGTGGTATGATTGACATTAATCCTGCCGTAGTAGAACATCTTTTTGAGAGTTATCTCGGTGGTGTAGGCAAGACCGTCAATAAAACTATCAAAACATTCTCAATGCTTTGGGACAAAGATGCTCGTGAGTGGCGAAATGTGCCAGTAGTAAGCAGTTTCTATCAAGAAGCAGATGAACGCACATCTGGTAGCCAACTTAACAGAGAGTACTTTGAGGCGTTAGACGATGCAAAAGAAACGGAACACCTTTTTAGTGGATACAAAAAGCAACTTAAAATGGGTTCTATGGAGTATGCAGAGAAATTGGATAGCCTTATATCTTCGCCTATATTCCAGCGTTACAAAACGGTTAATGGCTACCAAAAGGCTATTACTAAACTCAACAATGCCTTGAAGATGACAACGCCCGAAGAGCGTGAAGAGTTAGAAACTACTATTATGGAGTTAAAGGCTGAAATGCTCGATGAACTCAAAAGACAGGACGAAAGTAACAAATAAAAAGCGGTAGATGTTTGTGGTGGTTATCTTTGCGTGAGATAATCACTACAAGCGTCAAACGCACAATCAGCAAAGCAATGGCAGAGGAAAGATTGATACCGTTAAGCAGAGTTCGTCCTGATATTGAGATGGACTCTATCGCCGCATCTAAACAATGGGGTGACCGCCGTGCGTTCAGCGTATTGATGGAGGCACAGCAATACTGGGATAATATGAGCCGCTTTCGACTCGACAGAGAGCGTAACAAACGGTACGCATACGGCGACCAATGGAAAGATGTTATCACGGTAGATGGAAAGCAAATGACAGAGGAGGAGTACATCAAGACACAAGGCAATGTACCCCTTAAAAATAACCTTATACGCCGTTTGGTGCGTAATGTGTTGGGCGTATATCGTAGCCAAGCCAAAGAGCCTACCTGTACGGCTCGTGACCGTGATGAGCAGAAGTTGGGCGAAACTATGAGTACAATTCTGCAATGCAATATGCAGATGAACCGTATGTCAGAGGTGTATGCCCGTAGTATGGAGGAGTTTTTGATTAGCGGTATGATAGTCCACCGTAAGTGGTTCGGCTGGCGCAATGACAAAAGCGACTGCTGGACAGACTATGTAAACCCTAACAATTTCTTCATCGATAACAATATGCGCGATTTTCGTGGCTGGGATGTAGGGTGCATCGGTGAGGTACACGATGTAAGTTTTGAAACGCTATGTGGGCAGTTCGCAGAGTCGCCCGAAGACTATACGAAACTATCACAGATTTATGCGATGGCAAGGCAAAAGCACTATCTTTCTCTCAACTGTGAAAAATTTGGGTATTCTCGTATCAAGAATTACGACTTCTTGTTTACAAGCGACCCAAGCCGTTGCCGTGTAATCGAGGTGTGGCGCAAGGAAAGCAAACCGCGTTACCGATGCCACGACTATAACAATGGCGATGTGTTCAAAATTGAGATTGAGGATTACGAAGAGTTGGTAGGCTCTGTTAATAAATCTCGTATTCAGAAAGGTGTCGCAGCTGGAATGCCAATAGATGACATTCCTCTAATTGAGGCAAAATGGTTTATGGATGACTATTGGTATTTCTACTATTTGACACCATTTGGACATATCTTGCGAGAGGGTGAAACACCATACGAACACAAGAGCCACCCTTATGTATTCAAGATTTATCCATTCCTTGATGGTGAAACTCATTCGTTTGTTGCCGATGTTATCGACCAACAGCGATACACTAACCGCCTGATTACCCTTTATGACTGGATTATGAGGGCAAGCGCAAAGGGCGTACTTCTATTTCCCGAAGAGTGTCTGCCGAAGGGTATGGATATTAACGACATTGCAGATGAGTGGAGCAGATTTAACGGTGTTATTGCGATTAAGACCAAGGGTACTGCACAAATACCTCAACAGATTGCCAACAACTCAACTAATATCGGCATCTCGGAGTTGCTGAATATCCAGTTGAAGTTCTTTGAGGATATATCAGGTGTCAATGGAGCATTGCAAGGCAAGCCGGGCTTCTCTGGTATGAGCGCAAGTCTATACAATCAACAGACGCAAAACGCAACCACCTCGTTACTTGATTTGCTTGATAGTTTCTCTATGTTCATCATTGATGCAGCATATAAGGATGTCAAGAATATGCAGCAGTATTACGATAGCAAGCGCGTGTTCAATATCGCTGGCAAGAACGGCGCACAAATTGAGTACGACCCGAAGAAGATACGAGATGTGGAGTTTGATTTGAGCATTGTAGAGAGTACTGCAACACCTGCATATCGACAGATGGCTAACGAATTCCTTATGGAGATTTGGCGTAATGGTCAGATTTCATTGCAACACCTCCTGCAACACGGAGATTTCCCATTTGCAGACGAGTTATTGCAAAGTTTACAAAGCCAGCAAGAGCAACTCGAAAGAGGAGAGCAGGTCGATGGTATTTCTCCGCAACTTATGGCGCAAGTACAACAAGGCGCAAATATGGGTGCAGTAAACAAAGCACATCAGATGTTGCGACATCCGCAGATGGCAGCATAAAACAATGGGGAGAGGCGATGCCTCTCCCTTGTCATTTCTCCTGTTTCTTCAAATACTTAATGTAGTCATTGAATTTCTCTCGGAGATATTCAGGTAACACACCTCCTAATCCTCGCGCATCGCCTGTGTGGTAAATGCTATGCGTAGATAGTTCGGGCACCTTCGCATCGCGCGATATGTAGCCTTTGCGCCTTAACCCTCGAAAGTTCTTTCTATCCGTAACAACCAGTTTACCGTCCTTGGTTGGCAATACATAAAACCGATGGTGGTTCTTTGCGTGTGCTTGGTCTGCCAGTTTTACCGCCTCGCGGAAACGCAGAAATGCTCTAAATTTCTTAAAAATATTCATACATCTACTATTTATAGGTTATACTTAAATTGTTGCAGCTGATATAATTCTGCCTGCTCTTGGTCTATTTGTATTGTGAATGCGCTTCTTTTCTGTTGGCAACTCCATTTCATTGTAGCAAATATGTAAACCTATGGCACGAGTCATTAACAAGTCATCGTGTTTGCCTGAAATAGCACCGTACTGCGAACCAACTTTTTCGTATGTCAGATACTCATCAAGACATCTTTCATCGCGTTCTACATACAAAGTTTCACGGATAACCTTAACGAGTGTCGATATAACCATTGGTTTAGTTGCTATATTAGTATGGAAACCAATCTTTTTAGGCACCTTGTTAATGATGTCGTCCTCGCTCTGCTTACGAGCGTAAAGGTTATTGTAAACGCCCTTTACTCGATTGAGGATATATTGCGACTGGTCGCCATCAACATTACGCTCCTTATCTTTTGTTTCTGCCGTATTACTCTCAATTACGAGCAATGCCTCATCATAGAAAGCAGCTATCTGTGCAGATTTCCACGCCAACAAGTCCATATCTATATGACCATACCATTGTGCAACGATAGACGGCAAACCTCCGTCCATCATAAACAAACGGTCAATTACGGTAATTACAGACCAGTCTGCATCTTTTGAGCGACCACCAATATCCACAACAACCAAATATCGGTCTGTAATTTCTATGTCGTCATCTATTTCGGGCAATGCCCATATCCAAAACTGCCCCTGATGGTCTTCTGCAAACCGTAGATTGAGTAGGGCATCTTCGCCCTCATCACCATCGCCATAAACATCTCCAATATATCGCGGAGGTTTACACATAGGTCGCAACAATTCAACCTTATATTTATCAAAGACTCGTGCGCCTGAATGCACAAACGCCTCAACATCATCAGACGGATACTCTGATGCCATTTGTCCGTGGTCAGTATATTTTGAGCGTTCCTGAATATACCAGTTTATAGCCTCCAATGTTGCACCACGCTCCCACAGCCACCATAGATATTTGCCACTCTCCTCACGGTTAGAGTTTGCATTATCATTATTTCTATTGAGGTAAAGCCAGTTTGCAAATGCCTCTATATCCTCAATAGGAGCAGAGTATTGGTCAATGTCAAACCACGAAATAAACATAGCCTCAAACTGCGATTGCTTTTTCTTGGCTGCATCATATTCTCGCTGGAAGAAATTACCAGTACCATTAGCAGTGGACTCATACACAATCATTGTATATGGTTTCAAGAGAATGCCAGAGCAGGCTGAGCGCACAATATCTTCGGGACGCTTTCCGTCAGTTTTCTTCCATATACCGACCTCGGAGCAATGCACAAGGTTATAATCACCACCACGACACGAGTCGGGGCGTTCAGCAGTACCAAGTTTAATCTTGCAATTTCGCTGTGGCACTCGATGAATTGCGCCCGATTTACCAACACCTACCAACTTTGGTTCATTCTCGTTGTAAGCCTCGCCAATATCGTGTAATAGTTCGACAGGATATGCTTTAATCATTCGGTCAAACATATCCTTAATTTCATCGGATGCAGTACCCTGATGCGCAATGATAAGAGAGTTCAAACCAGTTTGATGCACAAGTTGCAACCACGCCATATACAACTGCGATGTGGTAGAACCACCCCATTGTCTTGCTTTAAGCAATACTAATCGTATCGGCTTACCTGCTCTGCGCAGTTTCTCTAACTTGCGAACAAAACGCCTTTGAGGACGAGTTAGGACGAATAAGACATCTTCGCCACCACCTTTATTTTTGATATATACATAGGTAGCAGCCCAAAAGCAGAAATCCTCCTTGATACGAATGCGAACAAACGCATCAATCGTTTTCAACCTATCCTCCTCGGTGTTTTCTACTTTGAGTTCTTTTTCAAGGAACTCTTGCACAGAGCCATATTTGATAAGTTTCTTAACGAGAGGGTATTCCAACATCTCATTGGGTAGCCATTGTACTGGGATTGGGAAATCCTTAATGACAACCTTTGTGCGCTCTCCTACTGCGCCCTCACCTGTGTATGGATTGAACGGAGCATTGATAACGGCAAGACGCCTCGCATTTTCGGCAAGGATATTTTTTACCGCATCTAACATTTGATAGGCTTATTTAGGTACCCGACTGCAAGACCTACTATGTAGCAATAAAGGTGTATCCAGCCGTTCACATTAGGGATAATAAAACCAATGGCGATGTAAAACGCTAACCACGAGTGGTAATATACTTTGCGTTGCACCATAAATGCAATGTAGCCCATAAGAGCATAACATACGCCTGATAGTCCGATAGTGGGGATTGAAAAGCAGTCGTTTGGAAATATGCTGTGCAATGTATCTATGGGGAATAGTGTTGCCACCGCAAATGCCGTAAGCAAAGTCCATAAAGACACATCAAACTTAAAAACCACACACAGCAAGCACCATATATTCATTAAAGCGTGAAGGAATGATGCGTGAGCAAAATGATACAACAATCTATGATGCCACGGTGCGCCAGCATACAATCCGACATTTGAGGCATCGACATCAAGTAGATATATAATAAAGACTACCGCTGACAGTGCAAGCGTTGCAATCTTTGCATTCTTCTCTCGTACCATCGTTTTTTAGTTCTATGAATAATAACCTTTGCAGAGCCAGCAGTTAAGTAGAATTTAGGAGCAGGTTCCAATACCACCTGACAAGTAAGTTCGTAAATAGACCTCGTTGGATATTTTTCTTTGAGTTCTACAACACGACGATATATTTCATAAAACATCTCTTTGCGTGTGGAGTATGACATCGAAGTCAGTCTATTGCCACGCATCATACTTGATACTACTATTGCAGCTCTTTCGGCACTTACCCAAAAACGCTTTGACGGCTTATTGACAATGCGGCTGAATACTTGCGGCAATACTATATTATCGCAAGACTCGATTTCTTCTATGTACGCACGCATAAGGTCATTATTTCGCTCTTCTGCGTACTCGCATTTGCAACCGCGATGTTTCATAACTTTCAATAAATGAGCAAGTAACTCTTCTGTAAATTTATGAATTACGCGAGTTAATAAATAAAAGATTGGAGCAGTTTTTAACGCCTATATTTGCCAATAAAGAAATTCTAAAAACTATCGCAGAATGGAAAAGACTGATAACAACCCCGTTAAAACAAAACGCGATTTAGCGTTGGAGAGAATGAAGGGAAAATATCCCGATAAAGTTTTTGAGGACGACGATGCGCTTTTCGGTCAAATCAACGATGATTACGATGATTACGACAAGCAACTTGCAGAGTATAAGGAGCGAGAGCGCACTTTCTCCGATATGTTTACAGCCGACCCTCGTGCCGCATCTTTCTTGATGAACTGGCGCAATGGTGAAGACCCTACAATCGGTCTTATTCGTCAGTTCGGCACAGAGATTAAAGAGGCTATTGACGACCCTGAACGCCAAGAGGAGATTGCAGCTGCTCAAAAGGAATTTGTTGAGCGTGTTGCAAAGGAGAAGGAGTATGAGGAGGCATACCAAACTAATCTCGCCGCATCGCTTTCTTATCTCGAAGAGATGCAGGAGAAACAGGGCGTGAGCGATGATGAGATAGACAAGATTATGCAGTTCATCATTACTATTGTACGCGATGGTGTGATGGGTAAGTTTGCTCCTGAAACAATTGAGATGGCACGCAAAGCACTAAACCACGATGCCGATGTTGCACAAGCATCGCACGAGGGCGAGGTTAAGGGACGCAACACCAAGATTGAGGAGAAACTGCGCAAGAAGAAAAGCGGAGATGGCACTGCATCGCTTGACGGCAAGAGCAGTAAGCCTAAACATCAAAGCGCACCTTCCCTCGGTGTTCTTGACCAGTTGGGCGACAACAACAAGACTATTTGGGAGCGTGGTAACGAGAAGCGCATTAAAGCAAGCAATTAACATAAAGTCAAACCAAAAAAAAGAGTAAACTATGAAGAAGTTGAAGAATGCATCTTTTAAGATGTTGGGCTTAATGCTCACGCTCCTTGCAATTGTATTTGGAGCAACTTCGGGTGTGATGATGGCTAACGCCTCTGAACTGCCTGATGCTGGTAAGACCGCCGCTGGCGCAAGTGTTGGCGATGGTGCAGGCAACGATGGTATCGCAACCGAGTCGGCTGGTCGTGAGAACGGCGACCCCGAATTTTACACAAAGGACATTGACCAGCGCATTACCAAGATTAGACCTATGGCAACGCCTGTCGACCAGATTAGCCGACACGCAAAGGCGCAACATAGCGACTCTTTCGAGGTTAAGTATTACAGCGTGGGTACCCGTCCTATTTCGTGCAAGACCACTGGCGATATTTCCGCACAGGCATCGGGCGCAAGTGTTGCATTGGAGGTCGATGACCCTAATATGTTCACGCTTGATGATACCATTCGTGTTGTAGGTGTTAAGGGTAAGTATGACGAGAAGGGCAACGCTTACGATGCAGATGATGAGAATGCTCCTGACCTCGTATTGTGTGTATGCGGACGAAACGACAGCACCTCAATGCCTACTGTCTATGCTGTAAATGGCAACTTGGACAGCAAGAAACAGGCTATTTGGCTCCCTGCTATCCCTGCTGGTACCACATTGGTGCGTATGGGTAAGGCGTGCGGTGAGTTGGATGTACAGACTGGTCGTTTTAATAACATTCCTACCGCTGAAATCCAGTACTGCCAAAACTTTATGATTCAGGTTGAGCAGTCCACTTTCGACAAGATTGCCGCAAAAGAGGTTGATTGGTCGTTCAGCGATATTGAGGAGGACGGCATCTACGATATGCGACTCTCGCAGGAGAACACCTACTTGTTTGGAGTGAAGAATAAGATTTACCACACCACAAAGAATGGTATGGCAACTTGGTTCACTGGCGGTATTTGGTATATGGCTGGTAAGGACATCGAGGTTGGCGACTGGGATGCAGAGAAGAAGTGTGCCGTTATCTCGGACGAGAACCTTGTTGATATTACCAAAGACCTCTTTGTTGGTACGGGTATCGGTAATAAGCGCAAGATTATGTTCTGTGGTTCGGATATGCTCTCGGCATTCTCGAAGATTAAGTCTGAGAAATTCCGCTTGAAGGACACCGTAGAGGTTTGGAACTTGAAGTTCAAGAGCTGGGATACCGACTTTGGCGAGGTTCTTACTATCCACCACGAGTTGTTCGATGCTAATGGAATGTCTGATTGCGGTTTCGCAATGGACCCTGAGTATCTTACCAAGAAGACACACCTCTCGTGGAGCCGTAATATCCTCGATTTGAAGAAGGCAGGTGTACGCAATACCGATGCCGTAGTTATTCAGGAGGTTGCTTGCTTGTACCTCCGCTACGCAAAGGCACACGCTCGTATGCGACTCGCCAAGGCAGCATAATCGGATAACAGACCACCTATTCCTATTGAGCATTGCACCTTTTCACACACCTCCTTTTGATGTGATGTTCATAGGTTATCCGTAGGGGGCGGGCAAAACGCCTGCCCCCATTTTTATAGAACAAATTAAAAATACCAATAATATGGCAAAGAAAAAATACATCGCAAAATCGCACATCAGCCTCTCGGTAAGAGTTTCCGATAAGGCAAGCGCGCACATCACATTCTCTGCGCTGACTGGTGGTGGTAGTGTCTTTTACACAGATGACGAGAACCTGCAACAGGCTCTTGAAAAGCACCACAAATTCGGCAAACTCTTTAAGGAGGATAAGACTTTTACAGAACAGACCGCTGTCAAGAAGGCAAAGGCTGCTACACCTGTGAAAGTAGAGGCTACCACAAAGCCTGCTACGCCCCCTAACCCTACCGAGGACAACAATGCCGAGGACAA